GAAGTTGGCTATAATTATCAGGTGGAATCCGCTGATACTAACTCTTGGGGTAATACTCAGTGCATCATGCTGGAATCTGGCAATGGTAATAATTATAGCATTACGACACCACGCCCATTTGAAGGTGACTGGATCTATTTTCCACTGAATAAGAAGCTATACGAAATCAAGTTTGTTGAACACGAAGCCATTTTCTATCAGCACGGTAAACTTTACACATATGATTTGAATTGCGAACTCGTGGATCGTATTGGTCCAGATTCGATTGCTACAGGTAATACCGCCATCGACGCGATTGGTACGCGCTACGATCAGAATATTCTCCAGTACCAGACTATGTTGGAAGATGGCACTTATCTGCTAAACGAAGATAGCGGATTCATGTTAAATGAATATCGTGTCGAGGTACAGACAATTACAGCCAATAATGAATACTTCACTCAGCAATCGTTGGACTATCTTGACTTCAGCGAACGTAATCCATTCTCAGAGGTTGATAGGTACTAATGTTCGGATCACAGTTTTACCATCAGTCCCTGCGTAAATATGTTATCATGTTTGGTAACATGTTCAACGATATCGTGGTCAAGCAATACAATCGCGATGGAACAACTGCATCAGCCATTGCAGTCCCTATCGCATATGGACCTAAAGAAAAGTTTCTGATTCGTACACAACAAGACCCCAACCTAGATCAGCAGATTTCTATTCAGTTACCTCGCCTTGCATTTGAAATGACTACGCTTAATTATGATGGCACACGCCGATTCAATAGCAAAGGTAAAAATATTGTTGTGGTTTCTGACAATAACAAAGCCGATTACCAGCATATGCCAGTACCATATGATTTGACATTCAATCTCTATGCGTATGTTCGTAATGCCGATGATGGCGCGCAAATCCTTGAGCAAATTGTACCATATTTTGGACCAGAGTGGACTAATACCGTCAACATCATTCCTGGTATGAATTTGTCGATTGATATACCTACGGTTTTAAACACTGTGTCAATTGAAGATACATATGAGGGTAGCTTTGATACTCGTCGTGCTATTATATACACGATGGATTTCACAGTTAAAGGTTACTTCTACGGACCAGTTCGTCGTCAGGGTGTTATCAAACGCGCACAGGTTGATTTTGGCGTGGTTGCAAATTCTGCTGGCAAAATTACTCTAGACGATGTTGCTCGTACTCCTCGCAGTTCTCGTGTTGTTATAACACCAGGGCTTCTTGCAAACGGGTCACCAACAACAAATAGCGCAGCGTCGATACCATACTCACAGATTTCTGCAAATTCAGCTTATGGGTTTGCATCAAATAATTTCTTCTACATTGATGGATTGAAATATAACCCAAGAACAGGTAATGATGAGTGACAAAACAATATTTGAGCAGAGTATAGAATCTGCACTAAATTTACCGATCAACTCACCACCAATGGTGCAACCGTTGAAACCAATTGCTGTTGATTCTGATCTCGATAGTGATTTTGCTACCGCTCGAAACAATCTTCATCAAATCATCAATCAGGGTAGCGACGCTTTGGAAGAAGCTCTGATTGTAGCTAAAACATCTGAGCATCCTCGTGCTTTTGAGGTTGTTGGGCAACTAATTAAAACTCTCGTCGATGCTAATAAGGATCTTCTGGACATTCAGAAAAAACTAAAAGAGTTAAAGCGCGTTGATGAAAAAGATGCGCCACAAACAATTAATAATTCGATTTTTGTTGGTAGCACATCTGAGCTGCAGCAACTAATCAACGGGAGAAAGTGATGCTAAAGAAAATCTTACAGGATACCCTATCAAATTCTAATCTTGTTCTTCCTCCACCAGTTCAAACTGGCACTAAAAAACAACCAACAATTGAAGAGCTAAAGGCTAGAGAAGCTGCCGCACCTAAGAAGAACAAGGTAAGATGAGCAAGACATATCTTGGTAACCCAAATCTTAAACGATATGGGGTGCCTATTCAGTATACCAAAGAGCAGGTTGAAGAGTATATAAAATGTGCAAAAGACGTTGAATATTTTGCTCGGACTTATGTTAAAATCGTCAACGTGGATCACGGCCTTATACCGTTCAATATGTGGGACTTCCAAGCGAAGATGCTCCACACGTTTGCTGACAACCGCTTTTCTATATGTAAACTGCCTCGTCAGGTTGGTAAGTCTACCACATCTATTGCGTACATCCTTTGGCTTGTACTTTTTACGGATCAACAAAATGTTGCAATTCTAGCTAACAAAGGGTCTCTCGCTCGCGATTTATTAGCGAAGCTTCAGCTCGCATATGAATATCTTCCGATCTGGCTTCAGCAGGGAGTTGTCGTCTGGAACAAGGGCAACATCGAACTAGAGAATGGGTCGAAGGTTCTTGCTGCGGCCACGTCATCCAGTGCTATCCGCGGAGGCTCATTTAACCTTATCTTCCTTGACGAGTTCGCGCACGTCCAGCGCAATCTAGCTGATGCATTCTTTGCATCTACATACCCTACCATTTCATCTGGTAAGACGACTAAGATTATAATCGTATCTACGCCACTTGGTATGAATCATTTCTATCGCATGTGGTCAGACGCCATCGAAGGTAATAGCGAATATGCGCCAGTTGAAATTAACTGGTCGGATGTCCCAGGGCGTGATGAAGAATGGAAAAAGCAGACCATCGCTAACACCAGCGAAGAACAGTTCCGTCAAGAATTTGAGTGCGAGTTTATTGGTTCGTCTAGCACCCTCATCAACCCTATGAAGCTTCGCGAACTAACACACGTTCGCCCACAAAAAGATAAATTTAATCTTGATTACTATGAAGCACCAGATCCAAAGAAATCTTACATTATGGTATTCGACGTGTCCGAAGGTGTAGGTGGCGACTATTCTGCGCTATCTGTCTTTGATGTGTCGCAAGTCCCATATCGGCAGGTAGCTAAATATAGGGACAAAAATGTCTCGCCACTTTTGTTCCCAGACGTAATTTACCGATTTGCTCGCTGGTACAATAACGCATATGTTTTAGGTGAAACAAATAACATTGGGCAGCAGGTTGTCAATTCGTTGTTTATGGATCTGGAATATGAAAATGTTATTGCTACGTTTAGTAAGAACAAAGCAATCAAGATTGGTGGTGGGTTTGCCACTAAATCGGCTTTCGGTGTGCGTACCACAAAACAGGTCAAAAAGATCGGGTGTTCGAATCTGAAGACGATTATCGAAAGCAATAAGCTATTGATAACCGACTTTGACACCATTGAAGAACTTACCACTTTTGTTGAAGACAAAGACACCTACAAAGCTGAAGAGGGCTGCCACGACGATTTGGCTATGACGTTGGTTCTTTTTGGGTGGCTCATAACACAGACATATTTCAAAGACCTGATGAACAGTGATATTAGGCAAAATTTAGCCCGCGAAACAATGAAAGATGTGCATGACGACTTACTTCCGGTAGGGTTTATAGACGATGGTAGACAGGAAATAGAAGCCATTGATGACCCAATACCCGCTGGGATGGGCTTCGGTGATTTTAGATTTGGGTAACAAAAGTCTCGTTTTTATAAATAAAAGAACAAGAATGAATCGAAGAATACCTTCGTCTATAGAGGAGATAAGTCTATGCCATTTCAAATCTCTCCCGGAGTCAACGTAAGTGAGATTGATCTTACTACGATTATTCCGGCAGTCAGCACAACAACCGGCGCATTTGCGGGACATTACTCTTGGGGTCCTGTGGGCGTTCGCGTTCTTACTGACTCAGAAGATACGCTTGTAAATAATTTCCGCGCACCAAACACAAACACTGCTGTTGACTTCTTTACCGCTGCAAATTTCTTGTCATACGGTAATGCATTATATTTGACTCGTGTTGTTCGCGATGCAAATACCAATGTTCGTTCGTCAGATCTCACAGTTTCTCGTAATGCGGTAAGTAATAATAGCTTGGCAACAAACATCATTATTAAAAACGTAGATGATTATAATCAAAATTATTCAACTGGTATTGTTGCAGCAGGTTTGTGGACAGCTAAATACCCTGGCTCTGTTGGAAACAATCTTCGCGTTTCGATCTGCGCATCTTCAAATGCATATGAATCAACTATAAGTGGCACATTAACTTTTGCAAACGGTTCAACTTCAGTAGCGGCATCAGCTAATCAATCGGCTATTTTGGTTGTAGGTGATATTATTCTTGCTGGTCCTGACAAAATTGAAGTTCAAATTGCGGCAATTAATGGTACAGGTAAAGTTATAACATTAAGATCAGCTTACGTTGGAAACGCTTTTATACAGACCAGTGCAACTCGCCGTTGGGAATTTTATAAAAACGTAAACGGACCGCCTGGCACATCTCGTGATGCTGCTCGTCATGGCGGTAGCAATGACGAAATGCATATTATTGTTGCGGACGAAGATGGTGGTATTACAGGATACGCAAATACAGTTCTTGAAGTTCATGAAGCTCTTTCAAAATGTTCTGATGCTCAAAGCGAAAACGGAACAAATATTTACTTTAAAGACTATATCAATCAAAATTCTCGTTGGATTTGGTGGACTTCAAACCCAACCGGATTTATTGTAACCCGTCGTATTGTAGCAGGTATTAATTTTAATAGTACAACAGGTACATCAAGTAGACCAGTAAACTCTTCACTAAGTAAAGGGCGTGATGGATCACTTCCACGCGAAGCAGATTATATTAATGGTTACAATCTATTTAAGAGTGCAGAAGATGTTGACATTTCGCTCGTTATTGGTGGAGCATCTACCTCGACACGCGCAATTCATATTATCAATAACATTGTTGAATATCGTAAGGATTGCGTAGCCGTATTTTCACCATCATCGGCTTCTGTAGTAAACAACAACGCATATTCTGGTAAAGAGCAAACTGATATCATTACATTCCGCAATTTGCTACCATCAACATCTTATGCTATCATGGACTCTGGATGGAAGTATCAATATGACAAGTACAATGACGTTTATCGTTATATACCTTGTAACGGCGACGTTGCTGGTCTCATGGTTCGTACAGACAATGATCGTGATCCTTGGTGGTCTCCTGCTGGCTACAATCGCGGTGGCATTAAGAATGCTATCAAGATGGCTTATAACCCAGGTAAGGCTGATCGTGACCAGCTATACAAGAACGGTATCAATCCAATTGTGACGTTCCCAGGTCAGGGTACAATTTTATTTGGTGATAAGACAATGCTTTCAAAGCCATCAGCTTTCGACCGCATCAATGTTCGTCGTCTATTCATTGTTCTTGAAAAGGCTATTGCAACCGCTGCTAAGTTCACACTGTTTGAATTCAACGACGCATTCACACGCGCACAGTTCAAGGCCATGGTAGAACCATTCCTTCGTGACGTTCAGGGTC